CCATCTTGAGATAATCTTACTTGGTATCCTCTTACGGGGTCTACAAAATAATCAGCATTTGCTGACGAAGTTAAACTTGTGTTCATCCATCCTACACCGTATTCACCTTGATAATAGTGTATTTTGTTTATTATAGTATCTGTTTGAATTAAATTTTCAGAACCATTTGCATTAAATATCATGTTCTCAAGTACGCCTACAACACCGCATCCTCTACTTTGGAATACCCTTATTTGGTTTCCTCGAACCTTTAATCTACGTATATCACCCTTTTGCCTATCGTACTCATCGTAGTTTGCTACGTAAAACATATTTGTATCATTAATCTGAGTTCCCTGCTGATAGTTTAATGAATACCTAACAAGAGTTGGGTAGTACGTTTCTTTTGCATAAGAATCTTGAATAAGAGGTCTACCAAGACCATCTACTTCTGAACTGTACAAATCAGACATAGACTTATCAAGTATTGAAACTGATTCTCTATACCTTGAATACATATCTCCTCTAAAAAATTGAAATATTGCAGGTTGTGAACCGCTTCCTATTATTTGATTTTGTGTTTTACCTGTATGTATTCTATTTCCATTTATATCAGTTGAAATAAAATATGTTTCCCCAAATTCATAATACACTTGAGTGTCAGATGCTATAGTATTTTGAGATGGAGTGTACACCTCTATGTAGTAGTTATTGTATCCAGCAGTTCCAAAATTACCCATTACTCCACCATCGTATTGAACTTTTATAAATGTTCCAGTCTGAGCAACAGAATTTATTGTTGGATTTTCTAATAAATCTATAATTGGATAATTATTTACAACTGAATATGCATTTAATACAACGGAGTTATTTTTTCTTCCAACAATTCTAATCCTATCTCCTTTAACAAAATCATAAGCAGTAGTATTGATGGTATTGACTTGATAACTTGTTATATTTAAGTATGCATATGCAGGCGTTCCACCAGAATCCTTTAGTGTTGTATCTGAAATTATTGTTTTAAGTGTATTTAGGGTTAAGTTTGATGTCCTTACAAAAGAAAAAGATTCAGCCCAAGAAGGAGGGGCATTACTTACATTAAACGTAATTGATGGTATTGTTAATGGAGTTCCTCCAAGGTCTGTTGAAGCTATTTCTGGAGTATTTATATTCATGTTATTAGTAACATTAACTCCATTTGTTACGCCATATTTATCAAAATAACATATACCAAAACTATACTTTGAGTTATGTTTAAAACAAGCTGTATTTACTCCTGTTGGGTCCGGAGGCAAACCACCTCCTGCATAAGCAACAACGTTCATCGAGGCAGTAACTATAAATGAATGTACGCTTAAGTTTGTTCCTATTCTTATACCATATCTTCCGGGATACCTTGTATCTCCAGAACCATTTAATTTTGTTATATAAGAAGTAAGACCGTAAGTTCCAAATGTCGCATCTACGGTCAACCTATTAAACATTTTTGTTTCTAATCCAGCCAATGAGTTTTCTCCTGCACCAATAACAAGGGATGTCGTAACAGTTGTTGATGAACCGGGAGACATACCTAATATAGAAACAACGCTATATGAGTCACCAACTTGAGGTAACCCATCAAAAAGATAATAATAGTAATCTCCTGTTGGAGGTCTACCACCAGCATACCAGTTCTGCGTTATTGCAGTAAATGGATTTGTCGGAGGTGTGTTTATTACAAGTTCTTGAGTTGCTGATACGCTTAATGTTGTATCAAACGTTTTCCCCTCAGTTATTCCACCGTATATAATTTGATTTCCATTTAATAATTCTTGTGCATTTGCTTTTGCTGGAACATAACTAAATAATATCGTTGTTTCATTAACATTAACAAATGGGTAAGATTCTGAATTATAAAAATTATAAGTAAATATGTTATCGTTTACGTATCCAAGAACTGTTTTGTCTAATACTGCAACAAGAAATGAATCAGAAAATGTATTTACAATACTTTGCCTTGCTGTTATTTCTATTTTATATACATCAGCACCACCAGAATAGCAGTCAACCTGTATCTTATTATTTTTTGTTGGATTTATTTCTGTCGCAAGAGTATCAACATCAGCAGGAGCAAATAACCTGCTCCAAGGACTAAATGTAGACTTTGTTCCATCTTTGTACACCCATCTATAACAAAATTGGAATACTCTGTTTTTTAAGTTATTTATGCCAATGGACGTATCATTAGCATATTTACACAGCGGAGATATTAATGGAACTTTTCTTGCTACTGTTAAGTATTCATTTTTCCATAAAGAGCCATATAGATTTGGAGAACCAGTAGCATCTTTAATATTTAATTTCATTGGTCTATTTAGACCATCCGTCCAATGCAATACATCTCCGTCATCATCTGTTCTATAAAGTATATTTACTGAAGCTATTGGATAATCTGGGTTAAAACTAAATAATGCTTCACTGCTATTTACAAGTGATATTAAAAGTGGTGTTATTGTACCTGCAACAGTATTGTACATATAAATACCGTCTTTACCATTAGAGTTATATATAAAATAAAATAACCTTTGTTTTAATTGGTCGTAATATGAACCTATACAAATATTTGTTCCAGCTTGAAGTGTATTAGTAATCTTTCTGTTACCATAAATATTTTGAACTATTTGGTTAATGCCATTACCCCTAAAGACTACGTTCTTAGCATCTTTATGATGAGACTGTGGTATGACATCGTTATTGTCATCTAAGTTCATTACTCCCGAAAAACCCTTCTGTGTTGTAGGCATAAGTTATTTTATATTATCCCTTTACGGCTAAACGTTGCGCTTCTCTAAAGTATTGTTCAGCGACTTGAACTCTAAATGGTTTAATTCTCTTACGAGCTAATTTCTTTTGAGTATAATACTCTTTTTGTCTCATTGATTTTTCGCTGATGTTTACCATCCTACTACTTGGCATTGATTGAATATCCTTCCATCTTAACCAAGCTATTAAAGCTTCTTGGCACTGCAACTCTGTTGCATAGTCATCATCCATCATAGGGCTGCTAACATATTCAAGAACTATCTGAGTCATTGATGAGTCTGGAGCAAGCAAGATAACTCCTGCTGATGAATCTACCCTGCACTCTCCTGCTTGAACTAAACCACTGCCAGCACCAAATCCATGCTCATATCCAGAATCATCCCATCCTCCAATCCAGTAAGGATACTGAAGATAGTTTTGACCAATATTCGTATCAGACTGAATATCACTAAGTCTGTCTGAATTATTTCCTTTATATGTAGTAAGCTGCTCATTCACTCGTAATGTAGCAAGCTCTCCAAGTGCATTAAACATACCAACTCTTACCCAATTTATGTAATCTATTGGTAATGTTGCTGTTAGATTAGAATTTACGTCAATTAAAGTTTGTTTAGGACTCCAAGAAACATCAAGACCAATATCCGTCAATCCTCTAAACGATAATGCCCACAACCTCCTAAATTCTTTAGAAGTTTGTTTACTTTCGTCTATGTACATATTTACACAGTCTGAAAGCTTAACATTTTGTTTTATATAATTCTGTGCATCCATATTTTATATTTTATGGTCTTTCTATACCATCGGTAATCAAGTCTGGAATAATTCCTTTTCTTTGAAGTATCTTTTGTACTACAGATGCAAATACTAAGTCAACTGCTTCTGGTGGTATATTTAAAATATTATTTGCTCCACTCTGAATATTTGTTGCCATACGAATATAAATCTTATCTGTCGTATGCGACAAATCAGTTCTACACCAAAAATAAATAGTTGAATTCTCTATCCAGTAAAATGCTGCTTGAGGAGGCTTTGGCATAAATGCAAAATAGTCCATTTCTCTTGGAGAAACGTATAAAATTGGCTTACTTTGACCTCTTGCTCCACCAAAATAAACGCCAGTAACGCTTGCTAAGTCTGGCAGCCCTATTGGGGGATGCGGTATTGCAGTGCTATAAAATCCTGTGTAATCATCAAGCGTTGGTGTAGTAAGAGTATATGTTGTAATATATCCTTCTGGAACAGATACTATACCAGTGATATTGTATGCGTCCATAGCCTGTTTAGTAGCCACAGAAGCAATAGCATCATTTATATATAAGTCTATCTCATTATTAGATATAGTAGCGTCATCATCAGGAAAATCATTATAATAAAACCTAAGTATTCTATCTATAAGCTGTTGTCTTGTAGTGTATGCCATCTATTCTCCTTTTTGTATTACTTGTTCACCGTATGTAAGTAATGCACTTTCTTTTATGCTGACCCCAAGTATCTTCAATGCTCTTGCTATAACCTCATCCATATCATTATCTAACCATAATGGGTCTACGCTTGGAGCTTTTAAGCTAAGTGTAATAGTACCATTAAAGTCAGATGTAGGAGTTATTGTCAAAGAAGTGTCATCAATAGCTGTTGCAGTAATGCTTGCGCTTCCTGTTATGCCACCAAAAGACTGTCCTCCAAATAATAATGTTATAGAACCAGCCGTTCTTCCTGTTATTGTCAATGTTCCCGTATAGTATGTTCCTATGTTCGGGATTATTGTAGTAGCAAGAGAATACCCTTGACCAGTAGTGTGCGTATATCCTGTAGCAAAGCTTGTTCCTGTCCAATTAGTGCCACTACCAGTAGTAGCTATATTTGTTCCATATGTGCTATACACTGGTCTACCGCTTCCATCAAGATAGTATCCCCAAGCAACGTCAGTTGGCAAAGAAAGGTATTTAACTAATACTGATGTAGCAGGAGGAGCATAAACTCTCCAATTTGAAGTCTGCTCTACATAAAATCCATTTTCACTATCTATTGGGTCTATTGAATCGTAATATCTTGATGAGAATCTATTCTCTTCAACCCTATATATAAGGCGAAAATCAGGGGTAGTCATTGATAATAACTTATTAAAATCAGTTGGTTTTGTAGTTAAATTAGATGATATTGCAATTGTTGCAGTTTTCTCAAAAGGCATAAGTCTTGTAACAACATTATCCGTCATTGATAGACCTATCCTTGGAGTAGGTTTATCATATCTGTATTGCTCTATCCTTCCAACAAGTAAATCGTAATAATTCCTTTGTGCTGTGTTGAAGGCGTATTGAAAATCAGAAGGAGATAAACTCCCAAGTTGATTCTTCCTTGCAATAAATCGCATTATGTTATATGCAGTATTTACCGTCATCTAAGCTAATTTACACAAATATACAATAAAAAAAGAACCCCATATATAGAAATATACGGGGTCAAACCTTCATTAAAACTAAACATGAAAAACTATTAATTAGCCCAATTGAGCTTTAAGTGTTCTTAAGAATGACTCTCCTTCGTCTGTGAGTGCGTAATCGGTGATGGCTTCGGCAGGTTTTTTATCAACTCCAATCAAAGCAATCATTTGCTTTGTTGCTGTCCAATGTAGCTGACCTTTTACCAAAGCAGTTGTGATTATATTTTTGTCAAGACCTTTGTCTACTAAATATAGAATTTTAAGTCTTGGATTGTTTGCGTATAATAAAAATTGTTCTGGATTTTCAAGAGCCTTTTGTTTATAATTCTCTCTTATTACATCAATATCCCTTTCTTCTCCTGTTGATGGATGCGAGAACGATATTCCAAGATACTTAGCGTGTGGAATCATTTCTTCCAATTCAGCACTTCTTGCAATGTCGTAAGCTCTATCTTTTTTCTTACCAAGCTCAACAACATCTTCGTCTCTTCCACCCATATCAACAAGTCTAAATGTATTTTTAACCTGTCTTAATTTATTTGTATTTTGTTCACACTGATTTGAACTCATTAAAAAGTCGTATAATGGTTTATTCCAAGATTGAACAATAAGATGACCAGTTTCAAAAGTTATTGTATTGCTTGGACTATTTACGGCTCCTTCTGGAACAGGAGATTTCTCTTCTTGCTCATCAATAAATATTGTTTTATATCCACTAAGATACCTTACCTGCCTTGGCATAAAATTAGGTTCTTCAGCAGTACCGTAATTAAATAAAACGGTATCCTTATTAGGGATTATAAATATTGGAGGAAATATGCTTGCTCCTTCATGAGACTTAGCGTGTTCCTCGCACAACCTAAAGATGTAAACTTCTGGTTGCTTCTTTGGTTTTTTTGTTGCAGGTTGTTTCTTTTGGCTTAAAGAAGTCTGCGAACTTTGAGTTGGTGTACTTGCCAACTCTGATGTTGTTTTAGACATAAATTTGTTTTTTAATTAAAGAACTTATTACAAATATATGTATATGCAAAGAATATGCCAAAAAAAAATAACCCCACCAAACGGCAGGGTTATTCTATTATTTATCAATCTAAGGACTAAACTCCTTGGAAGATAGCGTATTGGTTAGCTGCAAAAACACGCACACCCGGATAAGACAACATAGAGATAGTCTTATTAGCTGTAGTTGTTTTGTTCTGAGGAGCAAGCATACCAGTTTCAGTAGTCAAGATTCTTTGACCGTTAACCTCTTGGAAAACAATTTGGAAGCTTGGGAACTGCTTACCAGTCTTAGCATCACTATTGATTTTTTGAGGAATCAAAAGACCATAGTTACGCTTTTCTGGAGTCAACGCACCAGCACTGATATGATATACAGACTCTGGAGAGAACATGTTGTTCAAGAAGAAGTGGAAAGTATATCCATCAATCATGAATGAGCTAAATCCATAAGAAGTAGCCGCTTCTTGACTTCCACCAACTGAACCATAACTAATTGCTCCATTGGTGTAAGTTCCAAATAACAAGTCATTTACCGCTTGACGCTGATAGATGTCTTGTAAGAAATGATATTCACCAGTACCACCATAAAAGTTCAAAGAACGAGTAAGGTCATGGATATTATCAAGTGTAGGCTTTGTACTTGCTGTATATTGAACAGTAGTACCAGCAGCTGCAACACGAGGAATAACACCAAGCGTACCAACAGAACCACCATAAGAACCAAGGTTATCAACTGCAACGCCTTCCATAATTTTGAAGAAAGCATTGTTCATGTAACGTCTGTTCATATCGTCTTGAGCAAGATAGTAGTAGTAGTAGTTACCATTACCAAAATCAACCTCATTCTTTTCGATATCAGCTCTATCTGTAATAGTGAAATCATCTCTATGTTCAGTAGTGGTATTTGTAATCTTATCAAGGATAGGATTCATTCCATTAAGAACTGTAGAACCTTCACCAACGTTAACTGCTCCACGAAGCAATAACCAATCAGAAACTACAAGGTTTGCTGAACCAGCAGATGTAAACGCTTGAGAAGACTTAAGTGGTCTAATGTCAGCAGACCAAGGATAAGAACTGCTTGTTACAGCAATAACTTGACCTTCAATACCTGATGTCATAATTCTTACTACTTCACCAACACGTATTGGACATCCAGCTACTGTTCCGTTATAGTAAGAAGGGTCATTAGCATAAGATGATGCAGATGTGTTACCAATAGACACTGTAACTGTTGCACCTGCTGATGGACCTGTTACAACTGTTTTTACTTGAACAGCTTGGTGCAAACCACGCTTTTCGTAATGGTAGAAAGCTCTGTTATCGCTTTTAGCTTCAGTAACTGAGTTACCAAGAGCCATTTGTACAAGTGCATAGTTTTCAGCACCATATTTTCTAACTAAGTTCTTTTCAAAAGAACGGTCAAAGATGTTCAAATCATTCAACAGCGTTCTATTTGCTGCTGAGGTTGAAGTGGCTCCTTGAGTAAAAGAAGGATAAGTATTAGCCATTTTTTATTGTTTTAAATTTATAATTGTCGTTTTAAATGCCCCATAAAGAGTTGGTCTAACATAGACCTTTCCTCTTCTGCCGCACTTGGTTTAAATGTACCTGTAGGTTCAAGTTCCGATTGAATGTTTTTGCTCTGTCTCAACATCTCAAGTCTTGTCTGATTGACCGCTTGTGATATTGCAGAATTTACAATTTTGTCAAAGTTGTCTACCAGATATAACTCTTTAACTAACTTGTCCGCTTGGTACTGACCGTCTTTGTAGTACCTGTTGACTTGGTAATTTTCTAAGTCTTCTGCTGCTTCACGATACCTTGATACGTCCTGTGAGGGAATATCAAACTTACCATTAACAGTTAAATTGGCTTTCTCATCCTTCCATGAAAAGGGTAGAGAGTTTACTCGGTTTTCAACACCTTGAAGACTGTTGATGTACATTGACCTTTGTTCTTGAATCAATGCGTCCATCTCACTACTGTCTTCAGTTGGTTCTTGAACCATTTGCCTTGTTGACAACTCTGGAAATGTTATTTCTTGAGCTAAACTATCAAAGAACTCTTTCGCAGCATCTACATCAGATTTCATGCGTTGAGTCAATTTCTTTTGTTCTCTTCTTAACTTAGACTCATCAAATTGATACTCGTCTATTGTATAAGAATCATTAAATTCTGCGTCTATATCTTCATCGTCAAATTCTGGATTATTAATCCTTATATATGCTTTAATAACTTCTTCGTCACTACCACCTTGAATATCTTCTGCAAATTTCTTTGCAGCAACAATTTCTACAATCTCATCAATATTACCTTCAGCAATCATGTTGTAAACTAACTCCGACATTTCATTTTCAAATGTAGGAGCTACTTTTTCTTCATTAAGAGCTTCAATTAATTGTTCCCAAGACTCAAATTGACCATCTGTTTTTGTTTTGATGAAATCATCTTCATCAATAACATCTTCAAGTCCACTTGCATCTTCATCAAAATTAGAAGAATCAAGCTCTTCTATTTGATTTTGTTCTATTGTTTCTATTGGTGCTGGCTCATTACTAACGTTTGTTTTACCTGTTAGTATTGAGTCGTAAGCACTTTCGTTTGAAGCTTCTTGCGGAGGAGCAGACTGAACTTCAGTCAATGCAACATCTGCTAATACTGCCTCTGATTTAAAAGAACTTTCTGTCTGTGGTTGCTCGGTTGTAGGATTTACCTGTTGTGCGTACTCTTTTACGATGTCGTTAATTTCCATAATGTTTGTGTTTTTAGGATTTACTTGTCCTTAAACTAATATAGCAAATATATACAAAATTTTGAATTAATAAAAAAAAGGCGGCTAAAGTAGAAACCCTGCCGCCATCACAACCATGAAAACACAAACAAAAAATCGTTAATCAGTTTGTTCTGGCATTTGCTCAGGCATTTGTTCGCCTTCTTGTTCCGGTTGCCCTTGACCCTGTGGCATCTGCTCTTGCATAGCCTGTTGCTCTGCTGCTTGTTGTTGAGCAGCTTGCTCTTGAAGTTGTGGCTGGAGCGCATTAGTTAAAATGGTATCAGCAAATCTCTTAAGCTCTTCTGGTAGTTGTTGCCCACTATTTAATGAGTTAGCATATATTGCAGAAGCAAACTTAATAAGTTCAACTTCTTTATCAGAATCTCCTTTAGACTTATTTATAGCTATTTTACTTTGAGCAGACATTTGCTCAAGCTGTGCGTCAGATTGCGCTTTAGCCTGTGCAGACTGCTGCTGTAACTGAGCATTCATTTGGCTATTAGCTTGTGCCGATGCTTCTGCCTCTTTCTTAGCTTTTTTCATAGCCCTTGCTAAATATAATTCAGCAAGCTTAGTATCTTCTATGTTTTTAACCTTAAAAGCCTGCTCGTAAGTAATCATTCCAGCCTGTATAGCCGTATTTAACATTTGATTTACTTCTGCTCTGACATTTTGGTCATTAGTCATATTAACTGATACATCAAATGTCATATCAAGTAAACTCATCTCATAGCCTTCAAATTCCTTAAATTTCTGTGCTTTTAGGACAACTGAGTCCCAGAGCATCATAGAAATCTTTTTGCAGGTATCTTCAAGTAGCTGCATAGAACCTTGATATATATATTCGGTAGCATTGTTTGATGCTTGAATCTGTTGTTGCATAACTCC